AGTTGCATCTGCTGTCTTTATAATTGTAAAAGTGTAAGTGTCAATACCACTTGCAGTACCACCGCTTGGTGCAGAGCCACCTGCCCACTTAGGCGTAACTGCTGTACCATCAACTTGATATGCGTTTAGATAGTAAGGAGTTGTTCCATTAGTTAACAACACAGTACATGTAACAGACTGACCAGCAAAGGAAATGCTAGAGTTCACATTACTAAAATTAATTGTGCGGTTTGCTGTCTGGTTTGCTGTAAAATAGACGATGCCCTGTGCCGAAGTATCAAAAGCATACGTTCCAGTTGTTGTTGTGTCTGTAGTAACTTTTTCATGTACTTCTTCAATATCAAGTTGTCCGTCTATCTCAACAGCACCTGCCACAAGCGTACCTGTGACAGTGGCACCCCAAGATTGAGTATTGATTTTATAAACACCATCGTAGTACATATACGAACTACCACCGTGGCCACCATAAAACAGCCATTGGTTATTTACGTCATCATAAATGCCAGTAGCATTAGCATTGTCATGCATAAACACAGCACGACCACCAATGCTGTAACCTTCCCATCCACCATGCGCACCACCATCAATCTGGATAGAGCCATAGTTGCCTGAGACAGGTTGGAAGTAGCCGTTGCCGCCATCGCCTAGCTGAACGCCTGTTGGGGTGACTGTTATTTCAGTATTATTACCAGCCACAACATAAAAAGTATCTGTGCCAAACTGTATAAAGGTGTCTGTGTCACCTTCGTGATAAACAGTGTCAGCAACTTGCACATGATCAGCCGTAACAGTACCGTCTACCTGTAGCTTCGTACCATCATCCGTAGCTGTACCAACAAGAACATTACCACTGTACTCAGCAAAACGTATTGTACCATCGTCATCTACTTCAATGCTGGGTATGCCTGACACATCGTTGACACTAAAGATCGTGCCTGTCATGTCATTGGTAATAGAGAACAACTGCCCTGCTGAACCATCAAACGACAGTGTACCATTGTTAGTTGGATAAGCTGTAGCTGTAATGATTTGTGCAGACGTAGAGGCATCAGCACCTTTGAACTCAATCTTAGGGTCAGCACTGCTAGAGCCAACATTGGGTGTGATTAAGATGTCTTTATCTGTATTAGCCATTTGATGTGATACTTTCCATAAAGTTTATTATATCAGACTCCACATTAGATGAAAAGGTAATAGTTATTCTGTCTGTGTTTGATACGGCACGGTGTGGTACAGGGTTATCTGATGTCCAATATGTTTTCTTAACAGACCAACCAACAGTGTCATCTACCCTAATAACTTCTCCATCTTCTTCGTATTCAAAAAAGCTGTCGCCATTTCTGCTGTATGTACATATAGCATTGTAGTAATCTACGTTTCTATTTGTGTGCCAACCTATGTGTCCATCACTAGGGTAATATGCACACAAGGTACAAACAAGGTTATGCTCTTGCTCAATGTCGCTTACTAATGTTCTTGCTGCATCTATTACAGCCAAATTAGCTTGATCTACGTCTGTGATAATACAAGCTTTAAACTGTTTAGGTAATGCTCCTACCGTTTCATCATCTGACTCTTTTACTAACGGACTAAACTCGGAAGCGTTAGCTAAAACTAAATCAGACAAAGAAGTAAAACGACTGTCTGTTATTGGTGTGTTAGACGCCATATCTACCCCTTGTAGCATTAAAGTTAGTTTTTATCTCATCTGCTGTAAGTGATCTGTTATAAAGCAGCATATAAGACAAACCACCATAAAAACTTTCAGCATATAAATAGGCACTTGAACCTGTTGACCTGCCAAAACTATAAGGAACAAAATACTCAGTAGTAGAATATGTTCCACCTGTCATACTACCTGTATGGTACAGTTCCCCATTAAGATACCAACGTACAGGTCTACCACTTTCGTTATTAGCAAATACAATAGTCATGTGGTGCCACGTATCATTAGATATAGAGGGACTACCACCACCAAAGCTGTAACCATTCTGTCGCACTGCTTCAGTTCTAAAGTATGTATTACGCCACTCTATGTGGTTAATTGTGCCTGATCCTATCCATATACCGTGTCCATTAGGTTGGTTTTGTTCATAGTAAGACCACCATTGATACGTTACACCATTTGTTTTTGATGAAGGATCAGTTGTAGTGGCAGTGCTATTTAAGGATAAATAGTCTCCAGCAGGAGAGCCATCTCTTTCACCTGATCCGTCAAATTCCAACCAACCACCTACGTTATAAGCAGGTCCAGTAAATGTTGTATTATACTGATTAGTTACATCATTTAAAGTTGTACCTGATCCAGCATATGACTTTTCATTTTTTAGATCATACAGCAATGTAATGCTGTCATTAGGTGCTAACTTTGGCCCTGCTGCACATCCCATTACACACCAAACCTTCCACGTAACGCATTATAGTTTTTGGCAACCTCTGCTGCTGACAATACCCTATCATAAAATTTAGTTGCACCATAATACCCTTGAAAACTTTGATTGACAGCAAAACCACCACTATTTGTATCCATCTCTTGTCCCATAATAATACCAATAGTACTATTAATAGAAAATGTAGTAGTATTAGTCATAGAACCAACATAGGAACCATCTTTATAAACTTGAATTGACCCACTAGAACCTGTCATTGTAAGGTTAAACCAAGTGTTAGTAGATAAAGTTGGTAATGTTAATGAAGTAGTAGCAGTATTTGCAAAATATAAAGTTGATCCAACTAGATACCATAAAAAATCATTGCCAGAACCAGTTTGCAAAATATGATCTAGACTAGAATTTCTTGCGTTCATTTTTAACCAGAAATCAATTGTCCATGTACCACTACTAGCTTGAGAACTTAAAGCACTATTTGCTATTGAAATGTAATCTGTAGTAGTAGCCCCTGATGTTTGAAAAGTTCCATCAGAATTATATTGCATACCGTTAAGTGTAATAGTATTACCACCTGCCCAATCTGTTAATGCTTGTGTTGTTGATCGTGTACCAGCCACAAAAGGGTAGTGACCACCTGTTGTCATCTGTGGCGCACACAACCAGCAACGTTGATTGGGAGGAATGTAAGTAAATTGAAAACTTAAACTGTCGCTGTCATTTGGGTTAGCTGTTGTGATTGCATTAAACTCAAGTCTGTGCCATTTGCCGTCACCTGGCACAGTCTTAATATTCATCCAAACTCTACCACTTTCAGTGTTGTTAGCAGTATAACCACGTACATTCCAAGAAGACCCAACTGTTCTTGCCCATACACTAGTATAATATGTAACGCCATCCCCTTGTGGTGCATAGTCTCCATAACTATACCAGTAACCACTGCCATTACCATTAGAATCAATAAAACTAACTACTTGAGAATCAATACCTGCGGGTGGTGGATAATCATCATACTGAATACTTGTATTGTAACCTTTACTCCAACCTGTATCTAAGTTTGTATTAGTAACAATGTTTGTAGTGGGCGCACCTTTCCATGACTGACTACTGCCATTGTCATATGCAAACACAAGCCCATCTGTAACTATACCTGATCCATGTGCTAGTGCCATTATAAACCAAACCTTGATCTAACATTTTCAAAACATTCGTACATTTCAGCATCGGTTAATGCTACAGTCCATATTCTTACCAAAGCAATTGCACCATCTAATATATAATTAGAACCCCAGCTAGGAGAAGTTTCCGAACCTAAACCAAATGTACCTGTTGATGTTGAACCTGTAAAAGAACCATATGAAGTTGTAGTTGCTGTTTGAAAACTGGTATCACCTATCTCACGCATGAATAGTTTTCTAGTAGTTCCTGACCATGTGCCTCCAACCCAAACCCATTCATTAACGTCTGCTGCTAAACCAGAGTTCCACCAAGAATTAGCACTTCCTGTATAGTTTCCACCCCACCAGCCTACATTACCATTACCGTCTAAAGAGTAATTTACTACTCCCATGCCATTCCAAGGGTTAGAACTGTTTATCTGACCCCATATACTTTGTCTGTTAGAGTTATTTTCCTTACAAGCAACACAATCAAAAGATATAGTATTTCTAAAATCCCATAGGCTGCTATCTGGCATAGTTGGGCCATTTGAACCGCCATTAGGAAACACAAAAGCTTTAGCTGTCTTACCTGCAACAGAGGGTGTATAATCAGCAACAGAAATACTATTAAGTGATCCTGTTAGTGAATTAGTCATAGGACTATACCAACTCGTACCACTGTTTGGATATACGTGTGCAGACGATGCGTCAGCGTTTAAAACCATAAGTTCTCTTTTAGGAAACACTGAACCATAATTTTGACCCATAGCTACGCCTCGTACTCAACATCCCATGCGTCTACATCTTTACGTGTAGCTTGTACGAAGTAGAAACAGTCTACCTCTGTGTCACAACCTACAGTAACTTTATTATCTGCTATACTCTCAACCCACAGATCAGCCTTACCACCCATAGCTGTTAGCTGTACTGTAATGCTGTCCTCATGTACTAACCCTGTCCAGTAATCTGGTAGCTCAATAACTGTTTCACCTGTAAGTCTACCACGGACATACACACCATCTTCTGGCCCCTCTAGTGAGCCGTAACGTAGCTTCATGCCCTCTTTGGTAGGATGGTCAATGACAAAGGATTTGGTGGTAGCTGAAATTGATCCTGATACTGTTAGGTCTGCAGTTGTAGTTGAGGTAGATACCAACTCCATTGTGTAAGTTGAGCTATCAGCACCGTGATATAATTTACCCCAACGCATACGACTTTCAGGGCCATTATGTTGGACATTCCACTGCCCAACCATGTTTGTTGAATCCGAACCATAAGTAAATGAAATAGATTTGCTTTCATTGGTACTCCAAGAACCGTCAATATCTATAGCTCTTGTTTCACCACTGCCAGCAGAACCTATATTTAAATATGCATGGGTTTCAGGGGCGTTTGCTCCAGTTATACTGACATCACCAAAAAACCTAGAAGTAAGATTAACACTACTGCCGCCTATACCAAACTGCGCAATAGCTGTACCGTTGTGGCTATTAAAAGTGTGAGCAATAGTCCCATTGTTCCAACCACCACTTGGTGGACCATACACGTTCTGATAACTTGCAACACTGAAAACGTGTGCATTGGTCTGCTGGTACATGTCAATTTTTGGGACATTTGCTTGACCAGAGAGGTAGAGGTCTTTCCAACGACGATCACTATCCCCTAAATCAAACTCATTATCCCTAGTTGAATAGGGCGCAAGTCTTTTAGTTGTAACGTCATCAAAAAAAATACCATCAGTTTGATTGTTTGCATGAAAACCAATATAACCATTAGTTGCCCTAGCTTTAAATATAAGACCAGTTCCAGACCCTTCTGTAGTAATACTTCCCATCAGGGTGCCATCTCTGGCAATATTAACTATATCTCCGTCACTACTAAGCCTATTCATGGCAAGTACGTTGTTACCATCTCGTGTAATAGTAACCTTGGAACCAACAGTTGTACCTCTTATTGCAGTTCCTTCTGTACTATAAACATCAGAAGTTTTTCCTATTAACAGAACACCTGCGGATGTAAGCCGCATAGTCTCAGTGTTGTTGGTTCTAAACTTTATACCACCACTGTTTGCAGCAATGTCCAAAAGGTCATCATTAACCTGATAGCCAAACTGAGATTTAGTGGTGCCTGACGTATTTGTTAAAGCAATATAAGGCCAATGGACTGACGTTTGTTGAATAGTTAAAGGGTTAACGGGAGTACCAGTACCAATCCCCAATGCCATTGTACTCGCATCCCAGAAGAACTTTGCCGTGGTGCCTGTGTCCTCGTACAGTGAAAAATCACCATAGCCATCAAGCTTCATATGCCGAAGAAGAGTATTGTTGTTAAGAGTGTAAAAATCTAAACCATGACGGCCAGTAGTATTCCAAGTGCTGGTAATACGTCCAACTTCAGCATTAGAGCCACCTGAACTGGTTATAGATTCAAAAGATATAGAGCTACCATAACCCCAATTTGCCGTGTTACGAAGTGTTAAACCCTCAACGTAGTTACTTTGGTTTGTGGTAATTAATGCAACATCATTAGTCCCATTCACAGTCAGCCCATCGCTGGTCAAAGTACCTGTGATATTGACACCGCCGCTTTCTGTAGCGAGTTTTACTGCGCCAGCATAGCTGAGACCCGCTTGCCCACCATCAATAGAGTAAATATTGCTTTGAGTTCCAGCTACGTTTTGCACATAGAAGTTCTGTGCTCTTACTCTTAAATCACCAGTTCCAGTGTCTTCAATAACACTATGCGTCCCATCATGGTAAATCTGTAGGTCAGACGAATCACCAAACTGTGCCTTAACGTTATCACTAAAGTTTAGGTTACCTGCAGTTTTAGTGTCTACTGTATCACTACGTAAAAATTGTGAACTGTCTATACCGTCAAGTGTAACAGCATCTACGTTTGTTATGTTTGCACCGTCTGCAGCAAACTCTGTACCTGTAAGAGTTAGACCTGTACCTGCAGAATAAACAGCAGTAGCTGCAACTTGAGTAAATGTAATATTAGTTGTACCAAAGGTAATTGTACCCTCAGTGTTCATTACGTATAGTTCACCTGCACCTTCTGTACCTTCAAGTACAAAGAATGCATCACCTTGTCCTAGTGAGTCAGGATCAGATGGGCCATAACTATCCGCATCTGTAGCACGAGTAAGAACCCAGTTAGTACTTGCAGAACCTACGTTGGTAACTGTGTAGACACCGTTCTCGTACCCATTTGTTTGTTCATATATAAGTACACGGTCATTAAGTGACAAAGCAACACCGTCAATTGTCAGTGCTGCCTGTGTACTATTGTTAGTTAGTGTAGCTCCTACACCTGCAGTTCCATTGCTGTATGTAGCACTTAGGTTGCCCTCTTGCTCAACACGTACAGGATCATGGTAGTGTAGACCTGCAGCAGCAATCGTATCTACATACTGCTTTGTTGCAGCTTGTAAATTAGACGTGGGGTCTTGCACCAGTGTTAAGTCACCTGATGGATCAAAGAAAGCAGCTTTACCTGCAGGTTGCGTAATAAAGACTTCTGCTTGTGCTGACAGATCAATCGCACTGTTAGAATTAGAAGAAGCAAGCACAGTAGTACGAGCCAGAGTAGTTGTACTCTCTGTCCATGTACCTACACCTACTTCCCACTCGTTAGTACTTACTTCAAAGATAGCATAGTAAGTAGTGTCACCGTCAGACAAAGCATTGGTAAATGTTTGAAATCCAGATACGGTTCCATTAAGTACTATACTACCTGTGCCAGTAGTAGTTGTAGATTGTTTTACTCTGTCTTTTACAACAAAAGCCATTAAAGTAAACCTTTATTAAGCGATACGAATAATTGCCGTAGTAGGACCAGGTGTTGGGAATTGAACTGTAAATGTACCGTTAGTAGAAGTTTTAGTTCCACCAAAATCAATTACTGCAATAGCTTTGTCTGAAGCTGTTTCATTGTAGATAAGACAACCGTCTGCAGAAATTGTAGCAGAGGTCCACTCAGCATCATCGCCAAAGTCTACATAAGCAGTACCACTTGGATCTAAAGTAACACTAACTGTTGTTAAAGTTTCAGCATCTGGAGTATAGCCAGTACCAGAAGCCTCATCAGAGTTACCTGTTACATCTGAATAATTAGTTGTTGCAGCACCGTACGTACCTGATGGAGAAGCCTTAATAAGTGCAATTTTAAGAACGTCACTAGTAAAGTCATGAAGACCTTGAAGTAGTTCTGACTTAAAACTGTTACACATTGCTGTTGTAATAGCCATTTTAATATCCTTTATGATAAATACAATGGGGCCAGCACTAGGCCAGCCCCAAAGTTTTTTATGCTAGGTAGTCACGAGATACCTCGTCAGCACCTTTTGTTGCTTCGTTAACATCAACAACGATTGCCCATACACGAGCTGTCACTGTTGCTGCTGGAGAAGCAGTAGCTGTACCTGTTACATCAATTGTGTCTTCTGATGCAACGATACCCTGTGTTTGAGTACCGAATGCGAAGTCACCTGCAGAACCACTGTCTACAGCTGTAGCAGCCATAAATGTAGTTGTTCCATCAGTGATTGTAACATCGTAATCTGCTGAGTCCATTGCATCAATCAACTCAACACCAGCTGCTAGAACAAGAGTACCTGCTCCAACAGTTGGACCTGTTACTGTACCAGTTGTAGTTGGAAGTTCAACTTCCTTCTCAACCATTACTGCTTTTGAAAGCAAAGAAGTAGATTTAGCCATAAGTTAATCCTCCTCTTATGCCAAGTTGTATTTAGCAGTTGTGATTGCTTCTGGACGAAGAATCTTTCTGCCGTATAGGTGCATACCACGAACAATGTCAGCAAAGCTGTCAGGGTCACGATATGTTTCAGTCTTACTGATCTGCTCTGCAGTTGCTACTGCTGAGTCATGACCACCAACAATGATACCTGCATTAGATGACTGTGTAGTTCCATCTACAGTATCTGCACCTGTACCTAGTGAAGGTAGGTTAGAAGACTGATAGATACGGAAGCCATGCAAGTTGTTGATGACTAGACCATTACGTAGACCACCTGATTCACCGAAGTCTGCGTTTAGAAGACGTGAATCTTCGTCACGTAGAATTTCCATGAATACTGGATCAACTACAAGCCATCTACCGTTTTTATCAACTTGTTGTTGATCAAGTAGACGAGCCATACGAGCTACGATCATGTTAGGTGATACGTAACCACTTGGTAGGTCTGTTGCACCTGGTAGACGAGCACCAACAGGAATAGAGTCACCTGTTGAACCTGCTGTATCTAAGTTACCAAAGTTTGGACGAGTTAGTTTCATTGAAGAAAGCAATTCGTCATTACCTGCAGTTGTAACAGCTTTTACACCGTTAACATCAGAAGCTAAGTCACGTTCATCATCTGCTGCTGTGTGCAGAGTTGTTTGTTTGTAACCTGCTAGGTAACCTAGAACTTCTTGGTCATGCTGATCAGCCAAACGGTATGCCGCACGGTTGGTAGCAAGGTCCATGAAGTTTACGTGTGAGTGGGCTTCTTCGATATCGTCGATCTTGAAGGCATAATAGTTAGCCTTATCAACGACTAGAGAGAAATCCTCATCGTCCAAATCTTGTGCTGTGATCTGTGTACCACGAGCATAAGAGCTGACCGAAATCTCAGGTTCTTTGATGATACGCACTGTATCACCTTGGGCACTGATCTCACCGAAATAATCAGAGTTAGTAATATCACCAACTACTGTGCTCTTTCTAAAGGCGAGCTGCACCTTTTTGGAATAAATGACAGAACTAAAATTACCATTAGGTAAATTTCCGTGTCCCGCCGCCTTTGCGAATGCCATAATTAAATCCTCCTGATATTTGGCTTCGGGTTACAAAGCTAAACACCTGAAAGAGGCTGTTATTTTTCTAGGGTGCAAAAAGTACCCACTTGCGCTAGTGAGTACTTGATGGGCCTATACTTGAACAGGTAGTTCTTTTATGGTTTAGACTTTTATGAAATTGAGTTAAACAAAAGGTAGTCGTAAAGAGGCTTTTGTTATTACACTCATAGTTATACTGTTGATTGTTTAATTGTCAACAGCTTATCTGGCACTGCCAGACACATCGTAAACAAATTTACCCGAACGGATAGCTTTGTTAATTTCCTCAGATTTAGCTTCAAACTCTTTGTCTGACATTTTTGCTACATCTGATTCACGAATTACATCATTTGCATCATCTACATCTACAGACGTTTTACTACGTTTTGTAACTGTAGAAGCTGCATCTTTGGCCTTAGCTTTCTTTGCAGTTTTAGTAAGACCTTTATCTACTTTGTACAAATCAATAACACGTACTACTGATGCAGGATCATCTGCATTTTCGTATAGTGCATCTTGTACCCACTTAGGCTGTTCTTCAGCCCAGTTATGGAATTCATCAGAAGCTCTAAGCTCATCAAAATCTTCGTGAGATTTACGAATTTGATTCTCTGCTTTTACTCGTTGTGCTTCTGATTGTGCCTCGTCCAGCTCCTTTAATCTAGCATCTGCTTTGCTAAACATTTCTTGAGCTTTTTTAGCAGCAATAGTTTCTACAATACCTGCTACGTCTGGATATTGCTTTGCCCACTCTTCGATGTCTTCATCAGACTTAGGAGGAGTGACAGCTTCTTTTTTCATGCGTTTTTCAAAGGCTTCGAACTTTTCGTTCCACTCCTTTTCTTTTTCTTGCATGTGGCGTCTTAGATCACCATATCGTTTTTTAAAAGATTTTTCTTCTGGAGATAACGTTGCTTCTTCAACTTCTGTATCGGTCTCTTCCGCTTTGGTAATTTCTTCTGACTCTTCTTCGTCTTCAAGTTCACCACGTTGTTGAGCTTCAAGTTTCTTTATCTCCTCTTCTTCATCTTCCATACGTTTACGTTTTTTCTCGTAGTTATAGCCTCGATCAACAAACCCTGCTGTCTTTGGTGTTTCTACTTCTGCTAGTTCAGGCATTTACATTCTCCTTATGTTGGGGCCAGCCGTAGCTGGGTAGCCTTATTTTTTCTTACCTGCGAGTCCGCCTTTATTATACTTTCTCGT